GCGATGCAGCCAACGAGACCGACAATATCACTTTAGGTTCGGGTTACACAAACGACGTAACCATCTCACTTGACTCTGACGATAGCGCTGCAAATACCATTACAGCGACTAATTACACAAAAGCTCTCACCGTTACGGCATCTGATCTCAACATGAATAACGCTGCTCAACCTGCAGTACTCACAGGTGGCGCGGGAACTGATGTGTTGACATACACTCAAAGCACTGACAGCACCTTGCAGGGTGCTTCAATTACTCTTTTTGACACTATTAACATCAATGGGGATAATGGAGCTGCTGACACAACCACATTTACCACAGTAGATGCATTGGTTGCATCTGGTGTGGGGTAAACATTGATACTAACATGATCTATAAATCTTTGAACCCAATATTGGTTAGGTGTACCTTGTGATAGTTTATTTGAAAAAGCACCATAAGTTGATCTATCAACTTTAGTCATAGGACTATCTGATTGATTTGTAGCAGTTCTATTAGTTCTTAATTGTGCTTCAAGTACATCTGATATTCCGTATACACCATTTGGATTTGATGTAGCACTTGTACCATCCGTAGCTGCTCTAAAAAATTTATATTCAGATTGACCTTGTATTAAATCAAGATCAAGTTCTCCTATTTCCCAATAGTGAATACCTCTGTTGCCCCATTCCTGAAGCATTATATTTAATGATCTTCTTGAGGTCTTTAATTGATAACCTGTAACGTCTTGTTGTCCTAATCTTTCAAAAGCTTCTTCTATAATTTCATCAATAGAAAAAGTTTTGTCAAAAGTTGTAGTTCCAGAAGTTGTATTAGCCATGAGCTTACGCTCCAGTAATAGTTAGTGTAACACTTCCGTCTGTACCAGTAGTTTGAGTTAAAGTAGCACAAAGTCCGTTTTGAAATAAGATACCTGAACCTGGAATATAAACTTCTAGTCCTTCAGTTTCATATCTGTAAATAGCTTTTAAATTACCCGCTGCTGCATCACTTGCAGTTGCTACATCATGTAAAGATAAAACAGAACCTGCTTCACCTTTTCCTTGAATAGAAGTAACTCTAGATCTTGCTGCTCTTAAAACAGAAGCCGCACCAGTAGTTTTGTTTAACGTTGTTTGGTCTGAGTCCATATTATTCTCCTTAAAATTTATGTGTGGGCCGAAGCCCACACTCAAATTAATTATTAGTTTTTAGTTGCGTCTGACAAGTTGTTTGCTTGTATGTATCTCATCGTAACTGTTATTTGACCCGCAGTTGCTGTAGCACCTGCTGCAACAGCAGCTGTTGCAAATATTTCAGTGTCTGCAGAAAAACGATCAGATTGATCTAAACATCCAACAGCTAGAGTTGAAGATTCACCTTGAGCTTTAGCGTTAACCGCTGTTACAAAAAAGTTTGTATCTCCAGTTTTTCCAACTTCTATTGTTGATGCTCCAGCAGCATTACTTGCTATTGCTACTCTAACTGTTATTCCAATTAATTGAGAGTTTTTTGGTATTACTCCAACAGTGTAAGTGCTTGACGCAGCGCCTGCTGTTTCTTTTGCATCAATCATAATTGATTGAGACATTACAACTTGACCTGTGTTTTTTACATTTTCACCAACAGTTGTACCTGTAGTATTTCTTATGTTTCCAGCCGTAATAGGTCCAGAAAAGTTAGTTATTGCCATGATATATTCTCCTAGTTAAATCCCACATAGTCTCTAGGCCGTCGACTATACTGCGTCTATGCAGAATATTAATTTATGTATAGTGCGGATAGTATATGTTATTTTTTAATAGAGTGCAAGAGAGCCTAAGGTATTTATGCATTTCAGCGATGTAGCTTTTGATTAAGTAGCTACAGAAACTTGTGGAGCAACACCTTCTGCAGTGTTTTGTCTGTGAGCAATTTCAGCTTCTTCAAGCTTAATATCAGTAATGACTTGCTTAACTTTGTCATCAATTCTGACCATTTCAAGAGTATATCTACCATTAGACAGATGCTCTTGTTCCCACTTCAACTCCAAGGACCTTTTTGCTTTGTATAGGTCTTGTATCATCAACAACCTCCTCATAGGTTATTCTGTTCATTCGGTCATCATAAGAATTCCCGAT